CTTCCACGCTCTGCCCGACGAGCAATCCAGCCACGCGGTGGCATGGCGCGAGGCATACGAAGCCGAAGCAGCAAGGCCGCGCAATCTCTCCCTCAACATCGAACAGAAGAAGGTGGCGTGATGACCATTGTCATCGATCAATCCCGTTTGTCGAAGATCACGTCTCTCGCTTCCGGGGGGCATTCCGAGAAGAGCAAGCAGATGTGCGCCATGGAGGCGGCGGCCTACATCGCCCGAGAGCCTTGGTCCGACCATCCCGAATGCGTTTGCCCGGTCATCGGCGCCTTCATGCGCTCGTGGAACGATGCGCTGCCGGACGGCGAGCGCACCACCCTGTTGCTGCCCCTGATCCCAAAGACCATCGGCACGCGCGGAAGCGACAAACTCGCCGAACGCCGCGCACTAATGGCAACTGACTGGCTCGTTCGCGTCAATACGCCGGCATGGCTTCGGCTCGCCGGCCTGACCATCCATGCCGACGCGCTGGCCGCGCTGCCCGAAATCGTCAGCATAGCCCAGGTGCCAAGCATTCGCGGCCCCATTGAGGCAGCAAGGACCGACGCGGCTGCCGCGAGGGCTGCCGCGGGGGCTGCCGCGGGGGATGCCGCGAGGGCTGCCGCGAGGGCTGCCGCGGGGGCTGCCGCGAGGGCTGCCGCGGGGGATGCCGCGGGGGCTGCCGCGGGGGCTGCCGCGTGGGATGCTGCGGGGGATGCCGCGAGGGCTGCCGCGAACAAGAAGCTCGTTCCCGTCAAAACTGAGCTTCAAGCCAGCGCAGTCTCCCTCATCGAGCGCATGTGTGCGCTGACAGAGGATGATTTGAGGCTCGCAGCATGAGCAACATCCCGACAATCGTCTCCGCCAAGCTTAACGAGGCCGCCGTCGATATCTCGCGGGGCTATGGCCTTCGCGAAGCGGCCGAGCACCTGGAAAACGCCGGGCAGCCCCTTGAGGCATGGCGTCTGCGCTCCAAAGCCCGACGCGCCGAGGATGCCGCCCGTATAGCGGTCATCGAGGCTTGCCGCTCACTAGGCATCTCCGTCGACGCCGCCGCCAGCCGTGAGCTGGCGCAAGCTGGGGGGCGGTCGATGGCTAAGGTCCACGACGTTCCTGGCATCGGCCGCGTGAAGCCGAAGAAAGGGTACGAGTTCAAGGTTGACGGCAGCGTCGGGCTCAAGGCCGGATGGGAGATTTTCGACGGCAAGCCCACCAAAGTCCTCAATGGCGATCGGTCCGGCTGGTGGCGCCTCCACGACCACTACGACCGCAATGGCTACTGCGACAATCCGGGGCGCGGATACTGATGACCGCCACCATCCACAACCACCCCATGCGCGCCACCCACCTCGCTACCGCTGCTGTAGAGGCGGCAGTGTCGTTCGAGAAACTGATCCGGGACGAGCCGAACGCGGCCGAGGCGCTGTTCAGCCTTCGTGCCGAGCGCCGGCAGAAGCCATGCGAGCCCAATGCGGACGGCACCGAATGGCGCACCCGCTCAACCATCATCATCAAGGATGCAGACGGCCGCATCGTGGCTGAGCTGCCGGAAACGGGAGATGCAGCGTGACCGTAGTTGCGAAAATGCGAGAGACGACGGCCCTCGACACCATTGACCCGATGGATGCTCAAATGGCGGCGCCGGGCATGGCGCTCACGCCGATGCAGATGGCTTACCAGCTTGCGGCCCGCGGTGCTGACGCTGCCGCGATCCGAGAGATGCTGAGTGTTGGCCGCGAGATCGAGCGCGACCAAGCGCGCCGCGAGTTCGATGCGGCACTCTCTGAGGCGAAAGCCGAAATCCCGCCCATCCGAAAGAACCGCCAAGTTGGCTTTGAGAGCAGGAAGCCAGGATCGGCGCGCACAGACTATCGGCATGAGGACTTGGCCGAAATCGCCCGCACCGTCGATCCGATCTTGGGCAAGCACGGACTGAGCTATCGCTTTCGTACAACGGCACAGCCGAATGAGCCGATTTCGGTTACGTGCATCGTCTCGCACCGGCTGGGGCATTCGGAAGAAAACACCCTGAGCGCCGGCCGCGACGACAGCGGGAACAAGAACAGCATCCAGCAGATCGGCAGCACCATCACCTATCTGCAGCGGTACACGCTAAAGGCCGCCCTTGGTCTGGCCGCGTCGAATGATGATGATGGCGCTCAGGCAGATGCCGGTGACGCGATCACCGATGAGCAGCGCGACAGCATCTTGGCGCTCGCCGCTGAGGTCGGGGCCGATATCCCGAAGTTCTGTGCGTACTTCAAGGTCGAGTCCGTGGCCGACCTGCCGGCATCGCTATTCGCCCGCGCTGTCCGCTCCCTTGAAACCAAAAGGGCTCCGAAATGAGCGAGCAGCGCAGCGCCGAATGGCATCAGGAACGTCTTGGGAATCTCACCGCATCCCGGGTCGCCGACATGCTGACGCGGACCAAGACAGGCTGGGGCGCCAGCCGGGGCAACTACCTCGCCGAGCTCGTACTTGAACGATTGACTGGGGTGCCGACCGAAGGATTTTCATCCGCTGCAATGCAGTGGGGGACGGATCACGAGCCGGACGCCCGGGCCGCTTACGAGTACCGGACCAATGCGACGGTCGAGTTGGTCGGCTTCGTCCCGCACCCCGTGATCCCGATGAGCGGCGCCAGTCCTGACGGGCTGGTCGGCGACAATGGTCTTGTCGAGTTCAAATGCCCGAATTCAGCGACCCACATGGAGACGCTGACGGCCGGCGCCGTGCCGGAGAAATACCGGCTCCAAATGCAGTGGCAGATGGCCTGCACGGGCCGCGACTGGTGCGACTTCGTTAGCTTCGATCCGCGCTTCCCTGAGGAGATGGTGATGTTCATCACCCGGGTCGACCGCGCCAGCGCCAAGATCACCGAAATCGAGAACGAGGCCGTCCTGTTCCTCAATGAGGTGGAGGCCCAGGTCCGGCTTTTGCGGCAGCGCTACGAGATGAAAACCGCCGCCTAACCCATCCAACCTGAGAAGGGACAGCGGTTTCCGGGTCCGCCCTGGTTCAGGCGATAAGCCGCCGCTGGAAAATTCTGATGAGCTTTCGAGCCTACAAAGAACGGATCGACCGGGCCTCGCTTGAGGAACTGAGCGATGTCGGTCGCGCCATCGAATCCGACCGGAAGCTCACGGGCCGCGACAAGACCGTGCTCAATTCTGCCATCGCGAGCCGCGTCCGCAAGCTCGGCGAGCCCGGGAGGGCCGGATGACCACGCGGCAGACCTTCGTCCTGATCGATGAGCGCCGCCGCGGCAACGCGATGGCGGCAGTGCGACAGGCGCCGGCTGGCTACGTGGTCAAGATCAGCGAGCCGACGCGCTCGCTCGATCAGAATGCCAAGCTTCACGCCATGCTGTCCGACCTTGCGGCTTCGCCCGTCACTTGGGCCGGCAAACGCCGCACGGTGGACGAATGGAAGGCGCTCATCATCAGCGGTCATGCCGTCGCGACACAGCAGGGCGGCGAGGTGATCCCTGGCATCGAGGGCGAGTTTGTCGCGATCCGGGAGAGCAGCGCCAGCATGTCGGTTCGACGCGCGGCGTCCCTCATCGAATACCTGCAAGCGTTTGGCGACCAGAACGGCGTTGCGTGGCGCGAAACCGAGCGCGGCGGCTTCACGGATCGCGAGGTGGCGGCGTGACTCGCGCCGTCGAAGTCTGGATCGGATCGACCGATGATGCGGCGATCCCGCATCGAGTGCGCGCGCGCGTCTTTGAGCGCTGCGCCGGCCGCTGCCACCGGTGCAACCGCAAGATCGGTCCGGCCGATACTTGGATCATAGAACACCTGATTGCACTGGCGAACGGAGGCAGGCACGCCGAGGACAACATGTGCCTCACCTGCGGCTGGTGCAAGCCGGCCAAGGATGCCGAGGACGCTGCGATCAAGTCGCACGGCACCAAGGTTCGGTATCGCCACCTTGGCATCAAGTCCAAACCCTCCCGGCCCATGCCGGGCTCAAAACTATCCCCATACAAGCGTCGCATGGACGGCACGACCGTTCTGCGCAGGAGCGAGAGATGAGCGACGAAGAACAGACCACCAACCTCAGAATTGTCGATTTGCTGTTAACGCAGACCTACGCTGAGCGGTTCGAGATGGCCGAATGGTTCA